GCATGGATCAGCACGTTCATGCACATGGGGCACAGATTGTCGGGTTTTACTTCCTTAGGACGCCGCAAAACGGTTCTGTAGCTACATTCCATGATCCCCGTGCTGGTAAGGTCCAAATAGGACTGCCAGAATTTGATCCCGCCAACATTACCCATGCAAGCAATGCTATTAATGTTGCCCCGGAAGACGGCACGTTGATCTTTACCAATGCTTGGTTGGCACACAGTTTCACCCGCAATGCTTCCAACGATCCAATGACTTTCATACACTTTAACCTGACGGCAGTGGCTAATCCACCTATGCCCGCGGCGGAGGTTATATGAACAAGTATGGCATCCGCTTTAATAAAACACGGGGCCAGCCGGGACGCGGGACGGAAGATCATGTCTGGCGGGTGTTTGAAAATGGCGGCAAAGAATACCTATTCAAGCACTTGGATATTAATGTTCCCGTAAAGGATGAACGGGATGGTATGGATTGGAATATTGTCTGTTATGGTGTACTATCCATTGACAGGGATACTTCTACCGCGATCATCCGGGAATCTTAATTATGGTTGAATTTCAGAACCTCATAAATCTTGGATTAGGTGCTATTCTAACCGTAGCTGGATGGCTCATGCGGGAATTATGGGGTGCTGTTAAAGAACTACAGCGGGATTTAAGTAAACTAGAAGCCGCCCTGCCAAAAGAATACGTCCTTAAAGAAGATTTGGACAAACGCATGGATCACATTGAAAGCATGTTCCAGCGTATTTACGACAAGCTGGATGGGAAGGCTGACAAATGAGTATTACCACCAACCTTGCCCTTAACGAACCAGCGTATAATAGCACATCCCCTACGTGGGATCAGCCGCTTAACTATAACGCCACCATCCTTGACCAGATGTTTGGCAATACGACTAGCGTATCGGTCAGCACCAGCGGTAGCCCTACATACACCAATATTGCGGCCCCTAGTTCCACGGCGGCGGGTAATACGTCCCAGTGCATGAGATTCCTGCTTACGGGTGCATTAGCGGCGAATCAATTGGTTTTATTGCCACAAAGCGTTGGCGGGATGTGGATTGTTACCAATAATACCACGGGTATATACACCGTATCCATAGGATCTAATAATGGCAGCAATGCCGCAGCAGGCGGCACGTTGGCTATTCCGCGCACCTATAGCATTATTATGTATTGCGACGGGACTAATGTTGGTTTGGCTAGTTCATCAAGCGTTGGAAATGTTACACAAGCACAGTCTATTGCTTATGCGATGATATTGGGACTCTGATGCGGGGGCGTTATGAATTTTGCTTGGTCGTTCCCTCAATTTATAGTGAATCCACTATCAAACGGACTGCCCAATGTGGTTACGGCCATTAACTGGGTGTGTACGGGTACGGATGGGTCTGTCACGTCGTCTTCATCCGGCACTGCTAATTTAGGAACGCCTAATCCGGCAGAATTTGTTTCTTATGACGACATTACCCAATCCCTTGCGGCACAATGGGTTTCACAGTGCATTAGTATGCCAGGCGTTGAAGAGTTAATTGCAGTGCAAATCGGTCAACTGACCAAGCCCATCTCTCAATCTCAAACACCACCTTTCTAGGGGAATTACATGGACAATTTAGAATTGGAATTAAAACTGACGGTGGCTCACATCAATACCGTGCTTAAACATTTGAGCGCCGGCGTTTATTCCGAAGTGGCCGACTTAATTGCGCTTTTGCATGGGCAAGCCAAGCCACAAATTGAAGCGTCTGCGCCGGAAAACGCAACTGAAAAACCTGCCGCTGAATAAGGGGAGTGCGATGGCATTTGGCATTGATGACGCCATTGGCGCTGGGCTTCAAATCATTAACAAATTTATTCCTGACCCCAATCAAAAGGCGTCGGCCGAACAAGCATTACGGGATTCTTTACAGTCTTGGGATCAACAACAAAACACGGTAAACGCAAATGAAGCGGAAAACCCTACTCTTTTCGTCTCTGGGTGGCGCCCTGCTATTGGTTGGGTTGGCGCTTTTGGCCTCGCGTATCAATATTTGGTGCGTCCATTTGCCTACGGAGCGGGCTGGCACGATCTGCCTGTTTTGGATTCATCCCTTATGGAACTGGTAATGGCAATGTTAGGCATGGCCGGCTTACGGACATACGAAAAAATACAAGGCGTTGCCCGTAAATGAACGATAATTTTGAACAGTGCCTTGCCTTGGTTTTAAAATCAGAAGGTGGTTTTGTCTTTAATCCTAAAGACCCTGGCGGTATGACCAATTTAGGTGTTACACGGGCAACTTGGCAAAATTACACCGGCCACGAGGTTACTGAAACGGAAATGAGAAGTTTAACGCCGCAAGACGTTATGCCCTTATACAAAACCAATTATTGGGATAGAATAAACGGCGATTCACTACCGTATGGGGTAGACTATGCCGTATTTGATTTTGCGGTTAATTCGGGGCCGACCCGCGCCGTTAAAACCTTGCAGCAGGTACTCAATATATCTACCGACGGAGAAGTTGGGCCAGAAACACTTGGTGCTCTTGAAACGGCAAACCCTCGCGAAGTTGCTACAGCCGTCTGTGACGCCAGATTAGCGTTTTTGCAAAGTTTGCCGACTTATGGTACTTTTGGGAGGGGATGGTCTAGCCGTGTTTCAGAAGTGGAACAAACGGCATTTTCTATGGTTGGATAATTATGTCTTTGACTTACGCATCATACGTCCAACAAATTGCGACGATGGCCGTAGTACCGGTCACGGACACCAATTTTACCATTATAATTCCATCCATGATTGATTACGCCGAGTTGCGGATGCAACGCGATTTGGACTTTTTGTCTACGCAAATTAGCACAACGGCTTATACTTTCACTGGCGGCAGCAATACGCTCACAATTCCGACATCTCAATTTATTGTTCCGCAAACATTTGAAGTCATTGATAATTCTGGAAATTCCACACCCTTACTGCCAGTAGGTAAAGAGTTTATTCAAAACGTCTATGGATCTGGCTCAACGCAAGGTTTGCCACAATATTTTGCCGTCTACGGCGGCGATACCAATACAACAGGCAATACATCGCAAAATCTTATTGTTGGTCCTACACCAAACAACAGTTACGCGGTCAGGTTGACGGGTACGGTACGCTCGGCGCCATTGTCGGCTACCAACACAACAACCTTTATATCTACCTATTTGCCTGATTTATTCATCATGGCATCCATGATTTATATTTCAGCTTTTCAACGCAACTTTGGCCGACTTAACGACGATCCGTCGATGGCGCAAACGTATGAGTCTCAATACCAAACTCTTAAAACAAGTGCGCTTGTGGAGGAAAACAGAAAGAAATTTGAAGCTGCTGCTTGGACGTCTTATTCGCCGGCACCCGTCGCATCGCCAACGAGGTAACCCATGCCTCATGCAACCATTAAACTATCGCCAGGCGTTGAGACAAACAACACTCCGGTTCTTAACCAAGCAGCTTATTCAACATCGCAACTCATCCGGTTTTTGCCGGAGCGTATGGGATTGGGTTTGGCGCAAAAACTAGGCGGATGGGTAAACTATTTTGGATCTGCTTTATCTTCTAAAATTCGCGCTTTAAAAGGTTGGTCTGATTTAAATGCCATCAATCATTTGGGAATTGGCGCAGAATCATCGCTCAATGTTTTAACAAGTAATACGTTAATTGATGTTACTCCGCGCACGATTGTAACCAATACATCGCCGGTTTTCGCTACTACTTCGGGTTCAAATGTTGTTTCTGTTACAGATTCAAACACAACAGCTTTATCAACTTTCGACTACGTTGATTTTGTTACACCTGTTGCTGTAGGTGGTTTGGTTCTTACTGGTCCCTATCAATTACAATCTTATACATCAACCACATACACCATTTATGCGTCATCTCTTGCCACTTCTACGGCCAATACGTCTACCAATACAACGGCAGGTTCCTTTGTTGTTGGCGATACCTATCAAATTGTCACGGTTGGAACAACCGATTATACGTTAATTGGTGCGGCTTCCAATACAGTTGGCGTTATATTTAATGCTACGGGTGTAGGATCTGGAACGGGTACGGCCAAACTTGTAGGCGTTTACTCATTCCAAACAACCAATAATTCGTCAATTGTAACGTGTTATTTTGATAATCACGGCTATACCGCTGGATCGCAATTTTATATTGGCGTTTCAACAACGGTTGGTGGCATTAATTTATTTGGTTTGTACACGATTTTAACCGTTCCTACAGCTAATTCATTTACGTTTGCCGCACAAACCTTGGCAACGTCTTCTGCCGGTCCAACGGCAATTAACAGCGGCAACGTAAATTCGGTTTATTATATTGGCGTTGGTCCACAACCTTTGCCAACCGGATTTGGTGTTGGCGGTTTTGGTGTTGGCGGATTTGGTGTTGGTCAGGGCAATTCATTGCCAGGCACCGCCATTACGGCAACAGATTGGACGCTTGATAATTTCGGTTCTTATTTAGTGGCTTGCCCTGCCGGCGGTCCAATTTATTACTACGATCCAAACGGCCAATTAAAAAATGCTCAACTTGTTGGCCCAACATCTCCTCTGGTCAATAGCGGTATTTTTGTCGCCATGCCTGAACGACAAATTATTGCTTATGGATCTTCATTTAATCTCCAAGCCGATCCTTTGCTTGTTCGGTGGTGCGATGTTGGCGATTTTACAACGTGGAACGCAACAGTCACCAATCAGGCCGGCTCGTATCGCATCCCTACGGGATCTAAAATTGTCGCCGGTATTCAAGGTCCGCAACAAGGTCTTTTATGGACCGATCTTGATCTGTGGGCGATGCAGTATGTCGGTTTTCCATTGGTTTACGGGTTTAACAAAATTGCCTCTAATTGTGGCGCTGTTTCTCGGCATTGCGTTGGCCAATTAAATGGCGTCATTTATTGGATGAGCCAAAAGCAATTTTTTATGTCCACCGGTTCGGGATCTCAACCTATTCCTTGCCCGATCTGGGACGTTATATTTCAAAACATCAACACGTCTTATTTGTATAAAGTATGCTGCGGCGTAAACAGCCAATTCAATGAAGTGACATGGTATTACCCCTCGGCGTCGTCAACTGAAAACGATAGCTACGTCAAGTATAACTACGTCCTTGGCCAATGGGATTATGGAACTCTTGGCCGTACTGCTTGGATCGATCAATCTGTTTTAGGATCGCCTATTGGGGCCGGTTCTGACAACTGGCTTTACCAGCATGAGGTTGGCAACGATGCCGTTTACAACGGCCAAACAACCGGTATGCAATCGTCATTTTCAACCGGTTATTTTCAATTGAACGAGGCGGATAATCTGGTTTTTGTCGATCAAATTTGGCCCGATATGCACTGGGGGACGTATAGCGGAAATACCAATGCCACGGTCTACTTGACCATCAACTATACAAATTACGCCACGGATACCGCCACCTCGCCGGCAACAAGTTATTATTCTGGGTCTCCGTCTAACCAAGTTAGTTCGGTTACTTTCCCCATGACCCAATCAACGGAATATATTTCGTGCCGTATTCGTGCTCGTTTCATGTCTTTTTCTTTATCATCCAATGATACCAATACGTTTTGGCGTCTCGGTGGTGTTAAGTACAGATTTCAACCTGATGGGCGGTTCTGATGGCCAGTTTAGACGATATTCTCACTACTCAAAAAAACGGCGTACAGGCCATCAATGCCTATGTTTCGCTGTTGTCTAATCACGACGGATCTTACTCCACCAAAGAAATATCGGCCAGTAAAGTAATAAAATCATCTTCCGGCTGGTTGGCGACGGTAAGCGTAATTGTGGCGGGTTCTACGCAAGGTTATTTGTACGATACCAACAGCACATCAACGACATCGGGAAACCGCATTTATGCAGTACCTAACACTTTGGGTATATATCAAATTCAAATTCCGTTTGCGACTGGATTGGTATTTGTGCCTGGGACAAGTTCTATTATTTCGGTGGGGTATTCGTGATGCCATTAACGCCAGGTAAATCCCAAAAAACAATCAGTCACAACATCTCCGAGATGGTTCATGCCGGCCATCCGCACGATCAGGCTGTTGCCGCGGCGTTAGAAACAGCACGACAGACAAAAGCGTTTGGCGGTCCTATGCCACCTTCTTCTGTTGCATTTGGCGGTCCTATGCCGCGCTTTTTAAGCAAACCGGTTAAAACGCCAAAAATTTCTAAATTGTTTAGTGGTCCAATTCATTCGCCTGTAGCCGGTCGCACCGATCATTTACCTATGCACGTTCATTCGGGATCTTACGTTATTCCGGCCGACATTATCTCTGCAATGGGTGAAGGCAATACAATGGCCGGATTTAAAGCGGCACGGCGTATTTTTAGCGGCACTCCTTATGGCCAAAGCGGCTCTGCCTATGGCGCCACATCCGCACCTTACGGCATGAATTTATCAGGCAAAGCACACGGTGGCGAGGTAAGGGCTGTGCCAATTGTGGCGGCTGGCGGGGAGTATGTTATTCACCCTAGAGATGTGATAAGGATAGGAAATGGCGATCTTGATAGAGGTCATCGTGAGTTGGATAAGTTTGTGAAAAAAATGCGTCGCAAAACAATCAAGACGTTACAAAAATTGCCTGGTCCAAAAAAGGATTAACCATGAGTTCCGATTTAAAGGTTCGCGTTGCTGTGCCGGATGATGTCCATGAAGTCATGGATCTTGCTATGTCGGCTTGTGATGAAAACGGATTTGTTAATCCAAACCCACAAAAATTGTTGGCGGAAATCTGGCCGGCGCTTCATCAAGACCGCGGATTGGTTGGCGTAATTGGTCCACAATATGGTCCAATTGAAGGTGCTGTTTTATTGCGCGTCGGGGCTATGTGGTATTCAGACGCGCCGGTTTTAGAAGAAAAAGCCATTTTTATTCACCCTGATTATCGTGCTGCCAAAGGTGGTCGCGCTCGTCAATTGTGCGATTTTTCCAAACAAGTTGCAGACAGGTTAAACATTCCATTGATTATTGGCGTTTTGTCCAACCATCGTACCGAAGCAAAAGTTCGCCTTTACACACGGCAATTCGGTCAGCCTAGCGGTGCTTTCTTTTTATACAACGCCCATACAGGCCAACATTCTATGACGGAGCACTAAAATGGGTGGGAAAACCGCAACCACGTCGTCAGCGACAACAATTCCACCAGAGGTTCTGGCTCGATATAATTCTGTCAACGCAACGGCAGAAAAAGCTGCGGCTCAACCCTTTCAACAATACAGCACCGATCCCAATGCTTTTGTCGCACCTATTAATCAGCAACAGCAATTGGGAATTAACGCAACAAATCAATATGCCAATGCCGCTCAAAACGCCTATCAGGGCGCTATGGGTCAAACCAATCAAGCTGCCGATACGCTCGCACAATACGGTCAAATAGCGCAACAGGGATACCAACAAGCTTTTGGAGCTGCCGGACAGGCACAAGCCGATATTCAAAATTATGGTCAAACGGCTCAACCCTATTTTCAACAAGCGCAAGGATTGGCTCAAGGGGCAATGCCGCAATATGGCTATGCTTCCGGTTACGCTAATCAGGCAATGACGCCGCTTCAACAAGCAACTTATGCCGCACAACCGTCTTATCAAACGGCGCAAGCCGGTACGTTGGCGGCAGGTCTTGGTTTAAGTAATATTGCTCAAGGTTATAATGCACCCAACTATGCCGCTGGCGTACAAGGTTACATGAATCCGTATTTGCAAAATGCAATGGGTTCAACTGCTGCAATGATGCAAAATCAAAATCAACAACAGCAGCAGCAATTATTGGGTAATGCTATTAGCCAAGGCGCATTTGGTGGCGACCGCGGCCAAATTGCTCAAGCAGCCCTTATGGGCCAACAAAACTTGGCTATGGGTCAAACGCTTGGGCAAATGGCCAATCAAGGTTATCAATCTTCCGCGCAAAATTATCTTTCGGGTCTTGGCGCACAAGCCGGTATTGCCGGTCAACAAGGTGCTTTGGCAAATCAATATGGTCAACTTGGCGGTGCTACCCAACAAGCCCTTATCAATGCCGGCTTGGCTCAGGGAACAGGCGCCGGTACGGTTGCCAATATTGCAGCGCAACAAATGGCGGGTGCAGGTCAATATGGCGCTTTAGGTACTGCCGCTCAAAATGCTGCACTGCAACCTGTTGGATTGGAACAACAACAAGCACAATTGCTTGGACAGTTGGCAACCGGTCAACAAAATGCTGCATTGCAAAGCGTACCGATGCAATTGGCTGTTGGTGCTCAAATGGGTGCGTTGGGTACTGGTCAACAAGCCGCAGGGTTGGCGGGTGCTCAGGCTCAAATTGGCGCCGGTACGTTACAGCAACAAACACAACAAGCCGGTCTTACGGCGCTATATAACCAATTCCAACAGCAGCAAGCTTATCCTTTCCAAGTGGCTCAATTCTTGGCCAATATTGCGGAAGGCACTGGTTCTTTATCTGGATCTCAAACCACAACGACACAACCTGCATCGATTTTTTCTGATGAACGTCTTAAAGAAGATGTTGAGCCAATTGGTGAAACGTATGACGGGCAAAAGATTGTTAAATTCCGTTATAAGGGCGAAAAAGGACCGAAGCAAATTGGTCTTATTGCTCAAGATGTTGAAAAACATCACCCTGACGCAGTTGGATTGGCAAGTGGTTATAAGACGGTTGATTATGATGCCGCAACCAAACAAGCTGCCAAGCGAGGTCATTTTTACGCCGGCGGCATAGCCGGAGAATCTATGGGCGGTCACGTCCACAGCGATCATTCATCTGAAGGATATATGCCTGGCGGTATTGCGAATCGTGAGCATCATGCTTCTGGCGATGCCGTTGGTATGGACCCTAATTCTATGGCGGCGTTGCTTGCAGGTCAGCGGGATATGTATGCACCGTTCAGCCAAGCCGGTATTTATGGTCAGGCAGCGGCAGGACTGCCTGGCGGTGGCAAAGGTATTGTGCCGCAAAACACATTGCCTGTTCGTCAATTAATGACGTCCAATGCGGCTCAAATGAGACAACCTGATAATTTGACGGATGCGGCCAACTTGGCCAAAGCCGGCAAAGAACTTTATGGTGACTATAAATACTTTAAAAAAGAATTTCCAATGGGCGCAAATAACGCACCACAGCCATTGGTTCGTCCCGATGAAGCCGATACCGATACGGACAGCACCATTACAGAAACAAAGAAACCGGAATACCGCGGTGGTATTGCTTTTGCCGCAGGTGGTTCAATTCCGTATAACACCAATGATCCGTTGGAAAGTGTCATTGAAAACGACAATATGTCGCCAACAGAACGTCGGTTGATGCAAGCATCGCAAAACCCCGCTTTACGAAGTTCAAGCGGTATTGGTGATTTAGCTAACCTTGTTTCTTTGGGCAAAGACGTTGCCACTATTGGATCTGGCGTAAGCAGCGCGTTGGCATATTTGCCTACATTGTTTGCTGCTGACGGCGGCGCCATTAATCGTGAACATCACGATGGCACCGAAGGTAATGTTGTTGGAAACAATAACGAGCCATCCATCGCAGATATTATTTCTAGCGCGGCAACAAACAACAATGTTGATCCCGCGATTGCTTCTCGCATCGCTCAAATTGAAAGCAGTTATAATCCAAAAGCACAAAACAAACTTTCCTCTGCCGGTGGTTTGTTTGGTTTGATTAACGACAACGTGCCGGAAGGCGTTGACAAGTATGACCCAAAAGCCAATGCCGAAGCCGGCACAAAACTCATTGCAAGCAATCAAGAATATTTAAAAAACAACAACATTGAACCAACGCCGGGCGCGACTTATTTGGCGCATTTCTTGGGCGCGGATCGCGCCAAGCAAGTGCTCACCAATACCGATACGCCGCTTGAGCAGATATTGCCAAAAAGTTATTTTGAAGCCAATCCATCACTTGCCGGCAAGACCGGATCTGATTTGGTCAATTGGTCAGAAAGTTTAATGGCCGGCAAACCAATGGCGCAAACTCGCACTCCTGCGGGTGGTATTGCCGGCGGTGGTGGTCAAGCAAGTCTATTTGATAAACTATCGCAAGAAGAAAATTATCTGCCTATTTTGGCGGGTATTGGAACAATGGCATCTTCGCGAAGCCCGTATCTTGGTGCTGCCGTTTTACAAGGACTCGGTGGTTACGCCACAACCGCTATGGAAATGCAAAAGCAGCAAAGCGAAATTGCCAAAAATACAATGGGTCTTGCGGCTCAACGGTTTACACCTGTGGGTGGTGGTATGTACTACGACCGCACCCTTGGCGATACTGTGCCTCTTGCAGTGTATCAATCGCGTTTGGCTCAAATGCCAGGCATGGCAAAATATATGGGTGCAGGAGCGCCATCTCCTACGGCCGGCGGTATTGCGCCTAAGCTGACGGCTCCTGCCGCTGGTGGCATTGCCGCACCTGCTAAAGAGACCGATCAAGGCGCAGCAACAACCGCTCAACCAGCACCCGATCAAGCCGTTGAAGCTGCAAAGGCTGTTACGCCAGCGGGTACATCGCCATCTTTGGTTGGTCAAACGCAAGCCATTTATTCTGAAGTTGATAAAGATCCAAAAATTGTTGCTTTCCAAAAGCAAGTTGATGATGCGTTTGCCAAGGCTCAAGCTTATACCGATGCGGCAAATGATCCGGCTAATATTGCAACAGGCAGGTCTAAAGAATACACTTCTTTGGCCACGGCAACCCTTGCTCAAGCCAATCTTGCAAAGGGTCAACTCAAAGATATGCGCGATAAATTGGCTTCCGTGCCTTTAGCTCAATTGCAAAAACAAGCTGAATTGCCGGCCACAACTTTGACGCCGGAACTTTACAAAGCCAATTTAGATGTTCGCAAACAGGCTCAAGCCGAAGCCTTGCAAGGTAATGCCGCGCTACAACGGTCACAGGCTATGATGGATCGAATGTTTGACCCCAAAACAGGCCAAGCGTTAATTAATACAGGGCCGTGGGGCGAGCAAGTTAATTACTATGCTGCTGTAGCAAAACAAGCAGGGTTTAGCGATAACTTTATTAAAAACCTGTTCAATACCAATCCTGCTAACAATGACGAAGTTGAAAAGCTTCGCACGTCAATGGCAGCAGAAATTTCACGTCTTGAATTACAGGGTTCGCCAGTGCGTGTATCCGAATTTAATCGCTTTTTGTCCAATACGCCTGGCAATTCAATTCTGCCGGAAGCCTTTAAATTCATCAACGGCCAAATCATTCAGCCTCAAGCAAAGTCACAGATGAAAGCTTACGAGGCGTTAAAGGGTCTTGATCCGACAAAGGATGATTTCCAAAACGCATATTATGAACAACAGCGCGACAATCCGTGGTATAGTCCACAAAGTCAGGCTGCACAGCCTACGGCTACTGCTCCGGCTGCAACAGCAATTACGCCTGAACAAGCCAAAGCAGAATTAGCAAGACGTCAGAAGGCTAAAGCAGGAGTTCAATAATGGCTGACCTTAGCTCTATGTCGGACGACGAATTGCAAACTATTGCGTCTGGTCAGCAAGCTGCGCCACCGGCTCAAGACATGAGCCGCATGACAGACATGGATCTTCAAAAGATTGCCGGACAAGGCAAGCTATTATCTAATGTGCCAGGCGAAGGTCTTGAGTCATCGCTTGCCAAGGGTACTACAACGGCCGCTTTGCAAGGTGTTACCCATGCACCGGCATTGGGCATGATGGGCGATGTACGGCAACTACAAACCTATTTAAGCACCTATCCAGAATACTGGTTAGGTCAAATTATGGGCGGCGACCATGCTCGGCCATTTTCTGATATTTACAACGAAAACGTCAAATTGGTTGAGCCGGATAAACGTACATTTATGAGCCAATTACAGGCTCCGATGGGCGGCGAAGAAATTTATCAAAGACTCATTGCGCCTCAAGTGGGGCAATACGAACCTGAAACTGAAGCTGGAAAACTCGGCATGGCCGGTGTATCGGCTGTCACCGGTGGCGTTGGATTTAATAAAGCCAATACTCTTTTTGACGCTGCCAAACAGGTTGTTAAACACGCGCCTCTTAATTTTACTGCCGGTGTTTCGGGTGAAGCCGCTGCTGAAGCAACAGGAGATCCTTTGGCGGGATTAGTTGCCGGTGTTGTTGCTCCAACGGTTGGCGGTAAAATTGTTAGTGGTGTTACAAATCCGGTTAAACAATATTTGGCGCCGGCGTTTAAATCCAATCAAGAAACCCTTGCGGGTCAACGCCTTCGTGAACAAGCAACATCGCCACAGGAAGCAATGGCCGCAGGTGCCATGCCGCCTCGACCCGAAGCGTATGGTCCAGAAACTTTTGGTGAAACGGCTATTGACCCAGGCTTGTTGCAAGCGCAAAAGGCCGCGTTTACGTCTAGCCCTGAATTTGCCCAAGCCGTCAAAGCGATGGAAGCCGAACGCAATGCTGCGCGTCTTGGATCTGTTGAAGCCCTTGCGCCTGAAGGTGCCAATGTCATGCGGCCAAGCGAGGTGTTAGCCCAACATCAAGCGGTTATTGATGCCGCAGAACAGCAAAGCATACAGGCGTTAGAACAAAGAGCGGCAGACCTTCATGCTGATTTGCCGGCAGGTACGCAACCTGAAGTTACCGGCGCCGGTATTAGAAAAACGCAACAGGATCTTGCCGATCAAGCGCAAAAATCGCGGTCTGATTTATATAAAGCCGTTGATCCCGATGACCGATTGTCGGTTGTTACTGCCGATATGGCCAAAGTAGGTCAAGCCGTTAAATCGTCGTTTGATCCCAACGTATCACTTTCAAGTCCACATTCGTCGGATGTGGTTAGCATGGTTGCTAACTCGCCTGACGTTATGCCGTTTAATAAAGTGATTGAACTGGACAAAACCATCACCAACAAAATGGCAGAGGCCAAAAGAGCCGGTGATTACACCGGTCATGGTGAATTACGGGTAATGAAAGATGCCGTGCAAACTGCTATTAATAACGCGCTTGATAACCAACACAATTGGGAACAAACAGCGGTTCAAGCCGGCAATCTTGATCCGAAAGAAACTCTAGCAAATAGGTTGACCCGTTTTGGAGCACAAGGACCAACCGGAGAAGGTGGTGGAGCAGGTGCTATCCCAGTTGCCGCCACAGGAACGACCGGCGTTCCTCAAGAGGGCGTGGGAGAACGCCCTGCTGGCGAAGGACTTCGAAGTGCTCAAGGCGATCAAGGCGTACAGAGATTGCAGCCGGCGGCTACCAACTTTCAAGGCGACTTGAACAATTATACCATTTTTTACCCGCAAGGTAATTTAAAGGCGCGGTATGAATTGGTTGATGCCAAAGATCTCATTACATCTCACAACACGGATTTTATGAGAAATCCGGCTTATCCAATAGATGATTTGCAAAGCCGTAACCGCGGCGGCGTTGAGTCGCGCAATCAAATTAATGATATTGCAAACAAATTAAATCCCGAATGGTTAGGTCCATCACCTAACTCGGCGACGGGTGCGCCTATTGTTGGACCGGACAACATTGTTGAAAGCGGCAACGGTCGAACAATAGCAATTATGAAAGCTTACGAAAGCGGTAAAGCTAACAATTATCGTCAATGGCTTGAAAACAATGGATACGATACGAGCGGCATGAAACAGCCAATTCTTATTGCTCGCAGAACATCCGATATGACGTCGGAACAACGGCAACGGCTTGCTGATAGTTCTAATTCTTCCACTGGATTAAAAATGAACGCCAGTGAGCAAGCCGAATCTGATGCAAAAATGATTGCCGGTATGCGTAATCCGCTTAAGCCTGGCGAAATCGGATCTGTGGCCAACAGACCATTTGTTCAAGAATTTTTGTCCAAACTTCCAATAAATGAACGCGGCGATTTTAAGGATGCCGACGGCGCTATATCATTTGACGGTGAACGTAGAATTGCTGCCGCAGCCGCTCGTCGTGCCTATGGCGACAGCGCGGTGATTGATAAAGGATTTATGCACAAAGACAACAATATGAAAAGCGTCACCAATGGCTTGATTGATGCTTCTGGTCCTTGGCATGAAATGCGTCAAGCTGCTGCCAATGGCGAAATTGATCCAAACCACGACGTCACCAATCAGGTGATGGATACGTTTAAACAAATTATGCGAGCCAAAGACGAAAGAAAACCACTTACAGATATTTTTCGTCAATCGGATATGTTTCGTGCGCCAGAAACGGACGCTATACGCGCCATGTTTTCACCTGACGGTGTAAGGCTTTATGGTCGTGATAAAATTGCAGCCGGCTTGCAAGATTACGCCGAAAAAGCATTGCAAAACCGTGCCGGTCCTTCGTTGTTTGGTGAAGAGGCGCCAAAGGTTACGCCTAAAAATATTTTGGATACGGTTGTCAATAAATTAGAAAAAACACCTGAAGAGGTCGAGCCTGAAGCAGAAGCCGCACCAACTCAGGCTGTACCTGAAGCCCAACCTCAACCAACATTGACACCCAACTTTGACGAAGCTGCTGCCAATCGTTTGGCGCAAGCCAAGAAGGCTCACGCCGATTACGTCCAGACATTCCGCCAAGGTCCGATTGGCACAATATTGAAAGACAATGGTTTTAAGGGACAGTACAAATCTCTTGATGCCGATGTGGTGGGTAAGGCATTTCCATCAGGCGATAAGGGATACGAAACGACAAAAGCGTTCATTGATGCGTCAGACCAACCTGGCACCGACAATGTTCCCGCAATGGACAAAACGGCAGAAACCATAGGTCATCTAAAGGATGCAGCCATTTTGCGGTTGCGTCAAATGATGGGATCGTCCGAACAATTAACGCCGAAGATTTTGCAAAAATGGTTGCAAACTTACGGTGGATCGTTACGCGCCCTTGAAGAAAGATCGCCAGGCTTTATTGAAAAATACAGCAACATTGCCGATGCGACGGATGCGCTTACTCAGGCTCAGGCATTGCAAACCGAATTGACAAAACAATCACAATTAGGCGTTGCCGGCAAATTGATTAACGCCAATACACCGGACGAAGTGGTCAGTCATGTTGGTCGCATGATTGGCGCCACCGACGGGCCAACGCAAATTAATAATTTGATGCAAAGGATCAATAAAAGTCCGGCGCTTCCAAGGCAAGAAGCAATTGACGGGCTGCGCCAAGCCGGCGTTACCCACATTCTTAATTCAATACAAAACAACGGCATGGCGGGTGAGGCTCACGTTTTATCCAGCGCCAAACTCCGCAATTTTATGAATAAAAATTCCGACTCTATCCGTGCATTGTACGGAAACGACGGTTACGCCAACATGGATCGTTTAGCGCGAGATATGGAGCGCAACCAACAAATTCTTGATTCGGTGGCGGTCAAAGGCGGATCCGATACGGCGCAAAATAAAAACTTCGTTACGAAGCTTATGGGCGTTGCAGGTCATCCGGCATCTGTGGGTAGTGCTTTTATGTTTGCCGGCATTGAAGCCTACGACAAATTAGGGTGGGGCGGAGCGTTAGCGGTAGGGGCTGCCAAAGCGGCTCAAACGGCAATTAATTCTTTGCGGTCTCACGGGGTTGAGAATGTCCAAAAGCTTTATGAAAAAGGTTTGCTTGATCCAAAGGTAGGATCGGCTCTCATGCAAAAGGCGTTTGATGCTGACGGCAAAATAAAGGTCGAAGCATTACGGCGATTGGCCAATGTGGTTGCAGCATCTTCGCGCACTGCCCTGCAGTCGCAATTGGATCAGGAAGCGCAGCGTCAAGATCTGTTGCAGCGTGAAACCCTTGGTCGGGCATCAGGTGGTCGTGTGTTTGACATTTCAGATCGACTGGTTAGAGCGGCCGAACAAGCCAAGAAAGCCGAAAGCAACAAGACAGAAGCTATTTTGAACGTGCCGGATGATATGGTTGCACAAGCCCTAAATGTGGCTCAAGCAGCAATTTAAATATTTTTAGGTATGTTTACCGAACCAAGTTCTTCAGCGTACAGTTCTGTCCGGTAGCAAAGATTGGCGTGGGTTTTACAATAAGATCCACGGTCAATGGTGTGTCCACAATAAAAAGTGCCAACGTATTTTGGCGTATCAATAATGTATCTACAGCTTGTTAAGTTCAGGTTTTCAATAGGAACACCTGGCAAAATGGGCGGTGGCCGATAACGCTTTTTGTAGGTTCTTTTTGCCACTAATCGCCTACCCAAAAATCTGTGTGCGTTGCCGGTAATTTTGTTTTTGAGTCCTCGTTTGGTTTGATTTTTTCCAAATCTTTTTTAATTTGTAAATGGTCTTTTTCAAGCCAAGACAGGCGCTCTTTCAAATATTTAAGGTCGGTAATAAGCTTTTGAAATTCGGATTGATCCATCTCCATACTCCAAAGCCTCGTTAGCAATGTCTTTGCTATCAGCGTTGTATTGCGATTTTGTGATCCGCTTCAAGCTGTCTCGCAAAAATTGAATTTCCCGCATGGCTTCCACCATTACCTCGGCAGAGTGGCTGTCGCAAAAGTTTTCCAACGCGGCAAAACTTAACTTTTTAATAATGTCCATCTCGAATTTTCCTATGTAATGTCGTGATAATATCTAACGCATTGTCGCGCTGGCGCTCTGCTTCGGCCAAC